AAAAACAGGGGATATTGAATTAAGCCTTACCGACGAGGGTCTGGATAATATGAGAAAAGCTCTGGATATAGTCAATAAAAAACAACTAACGTTTGCCGACGAGATTATGGCAGCCCTATCGGTTCCCGATAAACTTTTGAGTGGTTTTCGTAAGGGGGAAAAACGTGCTTATCAAATTGTAAAAAACATAAAACAAGAGTTCTTCAGAGCAAAGCGGTTTGTCGTTAAGGAAGATTTAAACCAGTATGTTTTAGATGGAACTCTTTCAGTAAATCGTATTGAAAATGATTTTAAAAACATTGACAGTTATCTGCCTTGTTTTGATAATATGTTTATAGAACCACAGTCCGAACTGTTCGTGAAGGACGGTGAGGGTATAGAACAAACGGGCGTTTGGATTAAAAGAGATCCGACAAAAGAATTAACTTATATTTTTAAAGTATTTTTTTATACACTGCATAGAAATAAACCAAGGCTTTTAACAAGTGTTTCCTACGTTGATTTTTTATCTAAAGATAAAGAACACCTTATGTTTATTAAACCAAGTAAACATCTTATAGATATTTCTAGCATGGAACTATTAGACTCTTATGAAAAAAATATAAAAGTTTATGAAGACGCTTTAGTTTTTATGACAAATTATGCCGGTCAAATTTGTAAATTAATAAATTACGATTGGATTGTTACGTCTAAGTCAGAACCATCTAAAAACAAAGCAAGACGTAAGACAATCCGCGGGCATAGTATTCCAATAGTCGAACATCAAACCATTGAAATAAACCTACCAAAATATAAAGGTCAGGAATTACGCGGAACGAAACCGTTCACTAGTGACCTGGGTACACCAAAACGTGAACACGACGTTCGTGGTCACTTTCGTTATTATAAACGAACAGGCATGAAAACATACATTAAACCGCACCGACGCGGTAACGAAAAAGTCGGACGTATTTATAATGATTACGTTTTAAAATATAAGGAGACCTAAATGAGTAAGTTAAGCATATCTGAAGAGTTTAAACTCAAACCTATCGAAAAGAGAAGTCGGAGTTTAGGTGGGTACGTCTCGTATTCAAAGATAAAAGAATCTAAAAGATTAACAAAAATTAAATTAGAGAAAAATGAAAAGGATAATGAGTGATGGCTATATTTGAAGTTATGCTTACCCACACAGTCGTCGAGGTTTTTGAGGTTGAGGCGTCCAACGAAACCGATGCTAGTAGAAAGGCCATGAATGGTAAGGGTGTGTTGGAACAAGATTGGCACTTGGCATACGACAAAGAAACAATTGTAATGAAGGAAAAGGAGACAACCTAAATGATAATCTTTGAAAAAGTACCTGATTTTATCACCAAGTTTCATAGCTTCCAACTATCGCATCCTTGTAACTGTTATGAAGTCGATCACATTCATAAACATTGCGTCGATTGTGACGGCATTCTGGGAGAAGAAGGCGATAAGGCCGATTTATGCTTTGAATGCTTTAAAACGCAAAAAGACGATGTTGAAAAAGAAACAAATAATGTTACAATTACAAAAGAATATATAGAAAAAACAATTGAACGCGCTTTTAGAAAGATTTTTCCTAATGACTATTAACCCCTTGAGCAAACAATTAGACGAAGAAAAACAACACAAAAAAGAAGTCGAATCTTTTAATCAAAGCATACGGCTCACGGTTAAACTGTTAAACCTTTTCGAAGAAAGAGATCTTGAACAAGGTCCCGCAATTAGCGCAGCACTGTCCGTACTCGTTTCTCAAGTTATGTCCGTTATGGGAAATCGAAAAAATACCGAAATAATTTTAAGGTCTATTTTGGAAAAAACTCCAGAACCCCTCGATAAAATAGATAGTCGAGACGAATATTTTAATGACGATTCTCAGGAACTACATTAAAAATAAAGGACCTTGTTTTTAAAGGGTTTTATTAGCTATTGCATTACAAAGTCCCATATGATACTATAGAGTATAGTGATTCGGCTTTAGTGATTCGCTTACCCTGCAAGCAGCAGGCGCTCTTTGACATTTTTATATCGTTGCAACCGTAGGTCGAACCCGATCGATGATCGGGGGATTGAACAACATTTAACAACAGAGGCTTTTAACAATCCCGTTAAATGCAAGCTCTAATAAAGGGGGTTCCTATGAGTGATCATTTAAGTGCCAACAGCGAGACGCTGTTGGATTCCTACCGCGACGCAGTTCAAGACCAAAAGCAATTTGGTTGGGCGATAGATTTAACAGACGTTGTTTCAAGCTATCGCTCTGAGCTTTTAAAGCGAGGGGTTAACCCAGATAGCGATGACGCATATTCTGTAGCCTTTCAAGCAGATCTAGAAGAGGGTCGAAGGATGCTTTACGAAGATTGATTTGAGGTCGCACTGCCAAACAACCGCGGGTCATAACGGCCCGCGGTATTTTTTTAACTATAGGAGAACAAAATGATAGAAACAGCATTACTTTGTCTGTCTTTGAATATCTACTTTGAAGCAAGAGGAGAAGAATCCATTGCAGGCCAACTCGCCGTCGCAGAAGTGACCCTCAACAGAGTCGCATCCCAAAATTATCCAAACACAATATGTGGCGTGGTCCTACAGGAAAATAAAAAAGGTACGTCTTGCGCATTCTCATGGTGGTGCGACGGAAAACCCGATGTCCCAAAAGAATATAACGCATTCCAACAATCAAAAGCACTCGCCAGAATGATGATCAAAGATGGCGAATATATAACTGTAGTCGGAAAAGATGTAACCCACTACCACGCAAAATCCGTAAATCCATACTGGAGCGATAGCCTGACGTATACGAAAAGTATTGGAAACCATGTGTTCTATACTCAGAAGCGAAATAAGCCCCTACCACGGCCCGCGGAGCTTATTTGTGAACAGAGAGACCATTTTGTTTATACGGAGGGTCTGTGCTTAAAATACGAGGCCGAAACATAACGGCCCACGGTGCAAACGTTACATTTGTTATATATAGAGGTGAAATTAAAAAAAATAAAAAAAGGTAAAATATTGCCGTAACTGGTGTAACCGTGTAACTTCTGTTGTTATCCCTATATATATAAGGGAATTATTAGGTTACATAAGTGGTTACACCAAGGGTGTACTAAAATGTAACTTGTTAAATGGCAAAAGTGCCTTAAAGGGCCTAAAATTAAAAAAAATAAAAAAATAAATTTCTGGCTATATATAACAAATAGCGTTATTAGAGAACTACATGGAAATAACGTTGGTATAAAATGTCAAGATATAAACCCGTACAAAGAGCCGATGGCGCTGTTGAAACCAGAGGTCGAAAAAAAAATACAATACATTCTAAACTTTCTCGTAAACAAGAACTTTTTGTAAAAGAACTCGTTAGTCAAGACGGACAAATAACTATGAGGGAAGCCGCAATCAATGCGGGCTACCCCGCTAGTTCCGCTCATGCTAGAGCTTGGGAACTCACCAACTCCAATTACTCCCCGCACGTTGTTCATGCTATAAAACAATATCGTCAGGAATTAGACGAGAAATATGGCGTCAATTATAAAAGACATTTACGGGATCTACAGGTTATTAGAGACCACGCTTTGCAAAACGGTGCTTATTCGGCAGCCGTACAAGCGGAATATAGAAGAGGACAAGCACAAGGGGATATTTATGTTAGCAAGTCTGAGATACGAACGGGATCTATAGATAGCATGAGCAAAGAAGAAGTTTTGAAAGCGTTAGAAGAAGTGAAAAACAATTATGCCCCAATCACCGTGGATGTTACCCCTGACAGAAAAGACAATACCTCGAACCGCAATAAAGCGCGAAAGCGGATTTTACCAAAAGCTGAAGAAGGTCATATTATCGAAGAAACCGCAGTGGATTCTAACCCGTCTTGAAACGTGGGCAATGCCGGGCGTTCCAGACCTTTTGGTTTGCGACACAGACGGCGATTTTCACCTTATTGAATTAAAGTTTACAACGTCTAGAGTTGTGGCGTTATCTCCGCATCAGGTTAGCTTTATGGCTAAACATAAGAATGCTTCCGTTTGGATACTGGTTTGGAAAGCGGATCGAAAAGGTGGCGGTAAACAAGACATATATTTATATCACGGTAAGGACGCAATCGACGTCCGTATGGAAGGACTTAATATAAAACCTTTGTATCATGCAGATGGTGCAAAAGATTGGGGAGATGTTTTGGACTTGATCTCTAAGAAATAGTATGCGATAAGTGGAATCATCAATACTATGGAGGTATAAATATGAAAGATACTATTCAAGCAATACTCAGCAATGCGATGATGAATAAATTGGTAAATCATTTTAAAGCTACTTACGATGGCAAAACCTTAGATGTTAGGGACATTGAATATTTTGTAGAAGTAGAAATTAACGATACCTATAAACATTCCGCATACGGTACTATTGAGGAATTTGTTACAGAACTTGTAGAATATTCTTTAAAACAAATTGACTGGAAAAAACTAGGGAAAGATCTTGAAGATAAATTAAAAGAAATGCCTTATTTTCTTACCCCAAGACCAAAGTTAAAGAAGATTGAGGAATGGATCAGCCTGTTTGAATACGAAGTGGAACATGCGAACATCGCAGAAAGCGATATTGATACAACTCATTTGCATGAACTTGCGTGGCGATTGACGCAACTAACAAGAAAGGAGGGTTAATGTTTTTATTTAAGTTTATTGGTTGGTTATTGTACGGTGACGAATACGAAGAATTGTCTAAACGAGCATCTAAACAAAAACCAAAACGCCGAAGAAAAAAATAAAATTAGACCCTGCTTGACGGCAGGGTTTTTTTACGTTAAGGTATGGGACAACGTAAATACTATGGAGGTATGCAATATGAGAGTGGAAGCACTTAAAATTGATTTTAAAGATCTTTGTGTTCATTGTTTTGAAGACACGTCGTTTGGTTCGGGCAAGTTTGTTAATCGTGTCCCTGCCGATTCGACCATCGATGCAAACGCGGGTCTCAGATATATACGCGTCGATGGTTATTCTTGTGCGGAATGTTTGCTTTATGGATGTGATCGATGCTCAGAAAAGATAGGCATGGACGAAGATTTCTATCTTGAAGAGATAGACGAGAGAGTATGTGAGAATTGTTTAACGTTCGCAGAGCGAATAAGATTGGAGGCAGAAGATGAATAACGAAATAAATATTTTAAGTCCGGAGGAAGAGGAACACTGCGTAACAATTGTATTTTCTGAGGCT